CCGAGGTCGCGGTTCGCGTCAACCGCAACAACTCCTGGTCGAGCGCGGACCTCACCTCCGTCCTTGCCGGCAAGGACCCCATGGAAGCCATCGCCTCCCGCGTCGGCTACTACTGGACCCGCCGCATGCAGGCGCTGTTCATCGCGGTGCTGACCGGCATCTTCGCCGACAACGACGCGGCGCCGTCCGGCTCCGACACCCACACGCAGGGTGACCTCAGCCACGACATCTCCGGTGTCTCGTTCACCGCAGGCGTCACGGACTTCTCGGCCGAAGCCTTCCTGGACACCGCCCTGACCATGGGTGACAGCCAGGACAGCCTCGGAATGGTCATGGTTCACTCCGTCGTCTACAACAAGATGCAGAAGAACAACCTGATCGACTTCATTCCGGATGCGGAAGGCCGGGTCAACATCCCGACCTTCCTCGGCCGCGAGGTGATCGTCGACGACGGCGTGACCGCCGCTGCGGGTGTCTACCACACGTGGCTGTTCGGCTCCGGCGCCTTCCGCCTGGGCGTGGGCACCCCGAAGGTCCCGACGGAAGTCGTGCGCGAGGCCGGTGCCGGCAACGGTGGCGGTGCGGAAATCCTCTACAACCGCGTCGAGTGGTCGCTGCACCCGGTCGGCCACAAGTACGCGGGCACCCCGCCCAACGGCGGCCCGAGCAACCTTGCCACCTCGAACAACTTCGCCAACGCGGCGAGCTGGTCGCGCGTGTTCCCCGAGCGCAAGATGATCAAGATCGCGCGCCTGATCACCCGCGAAGCGTAAGCTTCACTCGGTGCCAAGTCTCTGGGGGCCGGATCGCAAGGTCCGGCCCCTATCATCATTCTGACCTGGAGGGTCTCTCATGGCCGTCGCATCAAAGGTTTCCCCTCGTCACCTTCGTCGTCGCAAGCGCTCGCGCATCCGACGCAGCGGTGACATGAAGAAGTTCATCAAGGACTTGCAGACCGCCCTGAACGGGACCGGTGCAGGCAAGGTCTTCACGTCCACTCTCAACTCGGCGAACATCACCTCTGCAGCGCACGGCCTGAAGGTTGGGGACGGTCCTTTTCTCCCGTCCAACTCCGGTGGGGCCTTGCCTGGGCTGATGAGTTCGACGAAACTGTATTGGGTCGTCGGTGTCGTTGACGTGAACAACGTCAAGCTGGCGGCTGAGCCAAACGGTGCGGCCCTGACCTTTGGGGCGGCGGGTACGGGAACCAACACCCTCACCAAGGCCTCGTCTCTTGACGCGGTCTACGCCCTCCTGAAGAAGCACGGCGCTCCGTTCATGAAGGCCGCGACGGACGTCGACGGCATCTAACAGGAGACGACATGTCCGCTGAAATGGAAATTCGCGCCGCGCTGCTGAAGCTCGACGCGAAGAATGACGACCACTGGACCGAAGACGGTCTGCCGCGCATCGACGCCCTGGGCTTGCCCAAGGGTCTCGCCACTCGTTCGGCCGTCACTGCTGCCGCGCCTCAGTTCACCCGCGCCAATCCGAGTGTGGAGATGCCCGACCCGGCCAAGCCGGAAGAGCAGCTCCAGACGCCCAAGCCGCTGGCGGTCACTGACCCGGTGCTCACTGCTCCTCTCGCCCCCAAGCCCAGCGTGGAGCAGGAAGCAGCGGAGCAGGCCGAGCTGGAGGCCGCGATTGCGGAGCTGCAGGAGCAGGTCACCTCCCACCAAGCCGCCAAGGCAGCGGTGGAGAGCCAGCTCGACGCAGCGCAGAAGCGCCTCGACGTGCTGCTCATCCTCAAGATGAGGCAGCGCAGCCACGAGAAGGAGAACATGGCGGGCATCCGCGCGGTTCTCGAGCGTGGCAAGCTCGAACGTGCCGCCAAGGCCGAAATGGCACAGGAGCTCCGGCAGGTTGGCATCACCGCCAAGCTGCTCCAGGGCAAGGCGCCGATCGACGCCGCGATGGCACGGAAGGGCGGCTTCGGTCTGACCCGTCCCAACTTCACTGCACGAGGGTAACACCATGTCGAGCTCCAACACGAAGAAGCCGCGCTGGGGCTCGACGTCGGCTGGTACCAAGCAGCAAAAAGCCAAGATGCGCGCGGTGCTCCACCGCAACCGCGTGCATCGCCTTCAGCGCCAGGAAGGCAAAGCATTTCCGCAGAAGGGTTGAGCCATGGCATTCACGGTTGAAGACGGCAACGGTCTCCCGGAAGCCAACGCCTACATCGACGTGGCCTTCGCAGACAGCTATTTCACCGACCGTGGCAACACGGATTGGGCAGCTGCGTCCAGCGATCAGAAGCAGGTGGCCATCGTCAAGGCCACCGACTACATCGACAAGGTCAACAGCAACCGCTTCCTGGGCTACCCGGCCTTCCGCACCAATCCGCCGAACGAGGCCACCGATCAGGCGCTGGAGTTTCCGCGCACCATGTCGGTGCCGTTCATCGGCGACCCGTCCTATTACCTGGATGTTGTCTACATCCCGAATTCCAGCGTTGTCTATCCTGCGCCTCCGGAGAAGCCCGTCGCTATCCCCCGGACGCTGAAGAAGGCTTGCGCCGAGTACGCGCTTCGCGCGCTGCTCAACGGCAAGCTGCTCAGCGATCCGGTCGTGGATGAGACGGGAGTGCAGCTGCAGTCAAAGACTGAGAACGTTGGTCCGATCCAGACGTCATACGTCTACTACAACACCGGTGGCATCAGCGTCACCCAGCCTTATCCCGAGGCCGACCTGCTGCTGAAGCCCCTGCTCCGGCCGGGTGGAGTGGTGATCCGTGGCTGATTTCTATGTCAAGATGGCTGCTGTTGCCACGATGCTGATCGCCAAGTTCGGCACCAGCATCGTGGTCAACAAGCTGGCCACCGCTCCGGCCGACCCGGCAAAGCCCTGGCGAGGCCCCGAGGACCCGCGCTCGCCGCTGGGAGGCACGGCGATCTGCAGCGCGCTCCGCTTGGGCACCCAGGGCCAGCTCGGTGACCTCGGCAAGCTGATCAATAAGGCCGACATCCCCGACGAAGTGGAGACCTTCTACATCCTTGAGCCCGGTACGACTGACCTCAGTGACTTTGACGAGGCGGTGGTCGAGGGCGTGACTGAGACGATCAAGATGATCGTCATGATCAAGCCCGCTGACACGGTGCTCCTCTGGGTGCTGGGAACCTGCAAATGACGAGCACAGTCGAGAACGCGCGTGACGAGATGTACGCCTTGGCCAAGACGGCCTTCGAGGGCCGCTGCGAGCTCGTCTACGACGACGCCAAGGCCAAGAAGCCCAACGGGCCTGACCCTTGGGCTCGTGCCACCGTGCGGCACACCAACGGTGGTGAGTCAAGTATTTCCCGAGGGAACGGGAAAGGGCGTTACACCCGGATCGGGACGTTGTATCTCAACCTATTCGCTCCTCCAGGCGACGGGTTGCGTGTCCTCGATCCGCTCGTTAAAGTCGCCCTTGATGCATATGAGGGAAAGACTACCCCGAGCGGCATCTGGTTCACCAAGGCTCAAGTTCGCGAGATGGGCGTCGTCAACGGTCTCGCCCAGGTCAACGTGCTCGTCAACTTCTCATACGATGAGGTAAAGTAAAATGGCTACTCCCGCCGCAAAGATCGACAGCAACATCACCGGCCTCCGCTACGCGCTGGAGAACCCGGACGGCACGCTGCCGGTCACGCCCACGTGGCTTCCGCTTGAGCCCAACAGCTACGACAAGTTCGGTGGCTCGCTGAAGACGCTCGCGCGCAACCCGATCAATGACAGCCGCCAGCGCAAGAAGGGCGTGGTGGTCGACCTCGATGCCAACGCAGGCTTCGAGATCGACATCACCGAGGAGAACACCCAGCAGCTGATGCAGAGCTTCCTGTTCGCTGCGATGCGCACCAAGGCCGAGCTCCTGGCTCCGGCCGTCACCGCTGCCGGTGACGACTACCAGCCTGCTGCTGGTGGCGCTGCCTACGTTGCAGGCAACCTGCTGTTCGCCAAAAACTACACCAAGCCGGAGAACAACGGCCTGAAGAAGTGCATCGCTGGCTCGACCGCCACCAGCGTGAAGACCGCTTCCTCGCTCGCCGACGAGGCGGGTGCAGCCACCGGCACCATCAGCAAGGTCGGCCACGAGTTTGCGGCCGGTGCCGTCACCGTCGACGTCTCCGGAGCGCTGCCGAAGCTTGTCTTCACCGCGTTCGACCCCACCACCCTCGGCCTCATCCCCGGTGAGTGGATCAACGTCGGCGACGACGCGGCTGGCATGCAGTTCGCCAGCGCCGCGAACAACGGCCTGAAGCGGGTGAAATCCATCGACGCCACCTCGATCACGATCGACAAGTCGTCCGTCGCGATGGTGACCGATGCCGGCACCGGCAAGACGCTGCGCATCTTCTTCGGCCGCGTGCTGAAGAACGAGAGCGGCACGCTCATCAAGCGCCAGACGGTGCAGTTCGAGCGCACCCTGGGCGCTCCGGACCTCGATGCCCCGACCGTCCTGCAGGCCGAGTACGTGACCAAGTGCATCGCAGACACCTTCGACCTGACCATCAAGACGGCCGACAAGCTGACCGCCAAGCTTGGCTTCATGGGCTCAGATCAGGAGACCCAGGTCGGCCTGAAGACGGGCAACCGTCCGCAGATCGTCGAGGCCGATGCCTTCAACGCCACCAGCCACGTTGCGCGCCTCTCGCTCAACGCGATCGACCCGCTGTCCGCGACCCCGACCGATCTGTTCGCCTTCCTGCTGGACATGACGCTGTCCATCAAGAACAACATCAAGGCGAACAAGGCGATCAAGTTCCTCGGCGCCTTCGATCACTCGGCCGGCACCTTCGAGGTGGACGCGAAAATGACTGCGTACTTCTCGACGGTGGAGGCAATTCAGACGGTGCGGGACAACGCGGACGTCACCTTGGACGTGACCTTCGCCCAGGCCCACCGAGGCATCACCATCGACCTTCCGCTGGTGACGCTTGCCACCGACGGCGCCGACGTCAAGCAGGACGAAGCGATCCAGCTCTCGCTGGACAGCTCTGCGGCCACCGGCGCCAAGGTGGACCCGAACATGAACCACACCATGCTGGTCGTCTACTGGGATTACCTCCCGAATTTGGCGGCCTAAGAAAGGCGCAAATGACTGACGTAACGACAACCGCATCGCTGTACGACATCTTCGAGACGAACAGCGGTGCGGAGAGCGAGGGCATTTGGGTTCCTGTGGGACCGGCTCGCTTCAAGCTTGCCCGAGCGGGCGGTGCCAACGAAAACTTCATCAAGACCGCGACCAAGCGGCTGAAGCCCTTTGCGGCTTCCTTTGAGACCCTCCCCAAGAAGACGGCCGACGAGATCGCCATTGGCATCTTCGTCGACGCGATCCTACTTGACTGGGAAGGCGTCGCCGACCGCTCGGGCGCCTCTGTGCCCTACTCCAAAGAAGCCGCGAAGAAGCTGCTCACGGAGCTGCCGAACCTCTACCTCACCTTGCGTGCGGAGAGCGAGAAGATGTCAAACTTCTCACAGGCGAACCTGGACGCTGCAGCGGGAAACTGACAGAGTGCCTTCTGGACGCGCTCCAGAAGGCACCT